ATAAGTTTTAGCGTCACCATATGTCTCCCAAGTTTCATTAAATCCAAAATCATCATCTGGTCCTGCATCAATTGGATCCGGAACCAACGTATATCTCATTTCCCTCTTGGCAGTTGTAGTGTCAGTACTTGTATACATATCTACTTGTACTTTTCTAATAAGACCCTCAGTACTATCAGAAATTGGTCCGAACAGATAAGTTTTGGCAGTAAAATTTAATGTATATATTAAAGTCCTTCTAGTTGAATAGTCTCCCTCATAATCATCGGTAAAGGATACACTATCCAAAACCACAGGAATATCTCTTTTTTCTCCAATAGAATCTACTAAATCTACTGTTAGATTGAATGAAGGTTGGAAGTTTGGTAAAATCTGCTCAACTATTTGTAGAGCATCATCTTGCAACTTAGTCATAATATTTAATTGAAATCCAATATTATATGGTACGGGCATATAAACTTTTTTTATAGTATCACCATTCCCACAAGTTTTAAATGTTTGAGTTACATTTGCTTTTCTTGTAGAGTCATACTGAATTGAAGTCATCTCAAATGATATTCTAGGAAGAGTAATCTGAATTGGTTTATTCAATTCAGATTGTTGCTCAATTCTGGCGAGAAACTTTTGTATAGGTCCATATCCAAGAGGAACCTTCATCTGACTGATTCCTACATCAGATGAATTTTTATGCTCTATGTAAATGTCATTAAAAAGAGTTCCAAATGCAGTAACAGTCTTTCTAATAATTTGATGGTAAAAATAGGTTCCTAACGTTTTTCTATACCCGTTTATTCAATCATTACCGTATTATATATTTATAGTATCAATAAGAACCAAATGGGTTAGATTCAGAAAAATCTAAAATAGATTCTGCTTCGGTCTGAATCTGCAAATTATCACCGTAATTATCATAAGGATTCCAATTACTATAAGTATTTACCGAATATTGAGCATTAGAAATTGATCCCGTAATTGTTTCGCCAGGGAAAAATCCATTAGGAGTTACATTATTGACAAAAGAAACTTTAAGAGTTTTTGTATCAAAATCCCAAGATTTAACTCTTGCTGTTGTGCCAGAGTTAGATCCTGTTACAATTTCGTTAAAGATATAGGTTCCAATTCCAGTTAGAATTGGCGGTGGGTCAATAATAACCTCAGGAGCAATAGTGTATCCTACTCCAGGATTTGTAATACTTATAGAAGATACCGACTGAGCAGTTCCAACTACTGATGATATTGCAGTTGCTGTTACTCCAGAACCAACATTTCCTACAATATTTACATAAGGTGCCGTTGAATATCCAACTCCACCAGGTAATAGAATTGGTATGGGTCCAAAATTGCCAAGTTCTATAGAAATGACACCAAATTGTGAGGTTTCAATTCCGCAAGTGGCAGCAGCACCGACGCCATTTCCAATAATTGTGATATTTGGAGCAACAGTATAACCAGTACCAGCATTAGTTAATACTATCTGTTTTATAGCATAAAATCCAGATTTAAATTCTGTAATTGCTTTTGCCGACGCATCTATTCCTCCCAAAGGTGCAGAAGATATGCCAATAGTTGGAGGAGAGGTATAACCATATCCATCATTATTCAAGGTTATTTCTCTAATATAACCAGTTCCAATGGTTGCTAATGCTGTTGCAGGTATTCCAAGTCCAATTAAATTCAACGTTGTTATATATCCTTCATCTTGAATTTGAGTATCAATTTCATCAATAGAAGTGTCAATAACTTCATCCTCATACTCAAACAATTCACATCTTAACTCATAAACATATAATTTACCTAATTGATAAAATGGTTGTTCGTGCTCTACAAATTTAACCTCAAATAATCTTTCTCCTAGAGGAAAATATACTAAATCTCCTTCTCTGGGTCTGGATGATAAAACAATTTCTTCATCACCTTCTGTTTCTAAAAAAGGAGAAATAAAATCCTCAAATCTTTCTTTGGAAATAATTAAACTTAAATCATCCTTTAAACTCATTCCAAATTTAGTAAGAATATCTCCCTGCCCACTATATCCTTCATAATTATTTACATATGCTTCTAGTGCAAAATTATCATCAAACTTTGAGGATGAAATTTCTCTTAAAATAGTTTCTCTTCTTACAAATTTTCTAGGGATATAAATCACCTCTACCCCATAAATCCTCAACTGTTCGTTGATTAACTCCTGGACAAGTCTCTGTTCATTTGGTGAACCTTGAAGAAAGAAAGGATTTAGTGCCATTATTATCCAATAAAGTCGTAAGGTGGTAATTCATAATCAAGAGCCATTCTTTGTTTTATATCCGCTAATTCTCTCTCGGCATCTTCATATAATTCTCTACCATTCAATTCAATTCCTCCAGGCAACTTGACTCCTCTAAATTTAATTAAATTTTGACCCCACTGCCTTTTCATAGTGGCAGTTAAGTATTTTTTTAAGAAACTATCATTATAAACATTAGTAAAAGTATTTGGATCTAAAATTCTATAGCAATCAATTACCAAGAAATTACCTACTTGCTGTGCTCGCCAATCAATATCCAAATACATTCTATTTTGTCTTTTATTAAATCTAATTTGCTTATCCGTAGTTAGTAGAAAATCAATATCTTCAAGATAAGATTTAACCATAGAATATTGTAATAAATCAACGGAGTTGAAGTAATATAAATCGTTTAAAAATAACTGATATTTGATACTAAACATTCCACCAGAAATAGAACTAGTGTCAAACTTGAATACTTTTTCTATTCCAATTACAGAATCTGGAACTTGGATAAAATTTGATGTTTCATAAAAATTAGAAGTTATGGTTCCTAATCCACTTACATTTGTTGATGTTCCAGTAGTTGTAACTATCCCAATGCCACCTGTTGTGGCAGAACCCCTATTGATATCTTCTTGCGTCAATTGATATTTTAAGTACATTCTTTCCACACCATCAAAATGCCTCTCCTGGAAGTACTGTAGGGCATCATCTACCAAGTCGTCTATTTGGTCATCGGCAAGGTTAATCTCCAGTACAGGAGCACCTAAGCGCCTTAGACAGTAATCTATGAGTCCTTGTCTGCTGGTTGGTTTAGCCACTAATAGGTTCCTCCATCTAAAACTCCAGACCAGGTTGGTATTCCTGAATTATCGGTTGTAAGTATATAGTTAGTTTCTGATATTGCTGATGCAGTTGTTCCGGTAGAAACTAACTGGTCATTTGAATCAAAATATGCAACACCATATGGTTGCCCTATTGGATAATAAATTGATTGCCCTACCGTAAGAATTCCGGTAATATTTGCATTACGAGCAGTAAATTCATCAAATACTAAATCATCACTGATATAAAGATCGCCATCAATATAAACATTATTTTTAAAGGTTGAAACACCTACAAAAGTAGAGACACCAGAAACATAAAATTGAGATGCATTAACAATTCCAAATGTACTAATTCCAGTTGAATTGATATTAGTTAAAGTGGAGTTTACACTATTGAGTCTAGTGATACTGCCAATTCCAGTTACATTAATGTTACGAGCAGTAAATTCATCAAAGAAAATATCATCATTTACATATAAATCACCATCAATATATACATTATTTTTAAATGATGAAATACCTATAAATGTAGATAATCCACTAACGTTAAGAGCTGTAACTGATGCTATTCCACCAATTACATTTTCTGCAAGAACAGCAAATCCACCGGCAGCTCCAGAAATGCTAGATACAACTTTAACTGCATTTTGCTGACCTACCCTGGATTTTATACTATTTTGTTGTCCAACTTTTACTCTTATATCGGACATTACCTAGTTACTCCTTCTCTTACGAGAACCATTCCCTCAATGACGCGATTTTTAATTTGAAAAGTATCAGTAATCACCACATCATAAACATATCTTCCAGGTTTTATAGATAATGTTTCTTCGGCCGATAATGTTATTAATATTTTACCACTAGTAGATGGCACTTCAATTGAAGATGTAAAAGTTATAGCCGTAGAACTGCCAGCCCACTTTCTCATCTGAGCATTAACTTGATAATCAGTCAAATTTAATGGAGAATTGTTATCAGTTCCTTCCAAAGTAAATGACTGACTAAAATCAGAACCAGAATTGATGACTAAATTATTAACGTATACTGCTGCCATCTATCTTTTTTAGCTCTACAATTTATTTATATCTTACTCATAGTTGCTAAAACTTCTTGCTGTCTTAAATATAATTTGCAGTAAAGTTTTGAAAAATTTTTTAATTCTTCTGTACTTAATTCATCTATAAATCTAGAATGTTTCTCATATTCAAATAATTTATCAATGGTTTTTAATTCAATCTCATTTGGGTCCATTTAGCAATTCTCTCAATAAAGATTTAATTTCGTCAATATCTTGTTTAATCATATCCAATTCTTTTTTTTGAGATTCTCTATTATTAACTATATTGAGATATTGATTATATGCGACAGAATCGCAATTAACAATAGCTCCGCTATTTTCATCTCTATAAAGATTTGTATACCCTTCTACTCTAATCATCTTACGGCAATCGTCCTAAGTTCTTTGATTCTTGGTGGATATGCCTGGTTAGTTCCAGACATTACGATTTTAATTACATATCCGTTAAATAATCCAAGATTATTAGCGGTAAATTCATATTCTTTAAATTCATTATCCAAACTAGAACTCACAAAAGAATCTGGTTTTCCATTATTTAGAGAAGAATCCACTACTGAAAGTCCCGATGATGTAGATTTAAGATTATCATAACCAGGAAATAGTTCAAATGATTGCTCAACTTCAGAAGAATCTGGTCTAGACAGACTGTACAGAACTCTAAAATCAGCAGATTCGTGACGATATGCAGATAAAATAACTTTAAGAGAGGTTGCTGGTTGTACCAGATTCACTGCTCTTGAAACATACACTACTGCGTGTGGATCATCTAGTATGGAATTAGATCTTCCATCTAGTGCATAATCGGAAACTGGACTATTTAAACGATTGGAAATAAACTCAGTAAATGCAGTATCTAAAAATATTATGGGTGATATATTAGAATCTGTTGTACTTAGAGTTATTCCTGTTGTGAATGATTTATTTCTAGGCAAATTATTAAGATATTCTGTTTCATTTTCTTTAGAACATACGAGTCTCACAGTTTTTAGTGTATTTAATGTATTCAACTGAACTGGTTCAAATCCATTATCCAAGAATGAAGTTTCATTTCCACTTACACTTGTTCCAGAAACAGATCTAATCACGGCGGAAACTGATGTTGAAGATCCTGGAGTAATGATGTCATATGTGGGTACTATAGAACTATAAAGAATATTTTCACTCGCAAGAACTTTAGAACCTCCTAAGTTCGCTTCGGAGGTGAATTGCAGTTGTGGCATTCCTGCAGGTGATCCATCACCACTTCTATTTACTCCGTTTGCAGTTCTATCAATTTCCAAATAATAACCATCCAATCCGATATCTAAATCACTAATATCGTGAGTTGTATTAATTCTGCGTAATGAAACCCCATTCAACTCATACTTATACATTAAACTATTAACATCATGATTAATTGAAATGGTAGAATCAATACCTCTCGTAATAGTACCCAAGAATCCACTACCAATAGACTCATACTTAATTATTTCGTTTCCAATTTTTACATATCCAGGATTAGATCCACTTACTAAAACTCCTTCAAAAGTTGCAAAGTTTGAAGTATCTCCAATTGCAACAGAAATTGTCGTTGATGTTGATGTTAAAGATGAAGTAATTGTAACTGGTGCGGTACTAGATTCTACATCATAAATTCTAAGTTTATTTGTATTTCCATACATCCCGTGATCAAAATGTTCTACTCTTACATAATTTCCAGAATATTGATTAGTTGAAGGTGCAAAGCTTCTAATTACAGTACTTGCAAGAGAAACTATTGTATTGGAATTATCGTAGTAATTTAATCCATCACCAACTGTAAAAGTATCCCCTTGAATATTTTCCAAGTAGAGTGTATCCACTCCAGTAATTGATGAAATTGTAATTCTTGCATCACGTCCGCGCACTGAAGTTCCAGTACCCACTGTAGAAGTTACAATACCAACAACATCTCCTACTGCATATCCATTTCCTGAATTTACAGTTGTTATTCCAGTAATTATTCCATCAGTGGCAGTAATATTCAATACAAGTCCAGAACCATTTCCAGTAATATTATAAGTACTTACATTAGAATCCGTAACATAATTACTTCCGCCCGTAGTTAATCCTACCGTTACAACTGCACTTCCTGTTCCACTTACATATCCATAAACATAATTCTTCGTTCCATCTACAATTTTTCTACCATTGGTTAAATTTGAGATTACTGATGAATTTGTTGTTGTGGTTATTCCTAACGAACCAGTTCTAGGTAATGTTGTTAATGGATTATTTTCTAATCTCTGAACATATCCATTACTCTCATCTAATGTTGGATTATAGAAAAATGCTGTTCCTGGTTGATTCTCAATAAATTGTGCCTTATAAAGTTTAAATTTAAGGTCCTGATATTGGTTTGCTGTCCATATGGATCCATTTTGGGATTTAAACAGACTTCCCATTGCAAACTGTTTTGAATAAGTGACGGCACTAACATCTGGAAGATCTTTTGTATTAACAGTTTTTTCTCCCATAACCGCAGTCCACATCTCATACTGATCACTATTTTCTGAAATAATTACAACGGCATATTCTCTACCAGGTGGAAGATAAATTGGCTCATCAAAAGTAACTTTAGTGGCAATAGAAGCATCTGAAGAAACATTTACTTCACTTGGTCTTAATGTAACTGAATTTCCAATAACAATTCTTGTGGGTGTACCTAATTCTACAGTTCTTATTTCAACTTTGACAGGAGCATTTCCACTATCTTTTTTGGCAAAGAATAAATCAACTGCAGTTAAAAAGGCACCATTAGAATCATCAGTTGCCAATCCTTCTCTGGAAGAATCCGGAGCTTCTATATTTCCACCAACAACAAAAGATTGTGCAAGAGGATCTACAAATCTCTGAACCGTTGTTCTTGTATGAGTGTTTATTGTTGTTTGTGAAGTTGTTGTATTTGTCGTAAGATTAGTGACTGTTTTTGTCGTTAGATTTTTTGTCGTTGCTGTAATGGTATTTTCCCACTGCTCAAGTGTTCCATCAGAATTGAAATTTGTTTCAGCAAAGGAATTTGAACTTCCTGGAAGACCAGGATCATTCGCTGAACTTGAACTCAATTTAAATGTTTTAGTTCCGGTAGAAATTCTTACCGTTGGGGTTGGAATTCTATTTGGATCTCTTAAATAAAAGGTTCCAATTAAATCTCCAAAATTATCAGAAATAAGTCTTAAATCACCTACGGTTGCCACAGCACCACTAGTCTGACCAACCAATTGCATACCCCTAACCAAATACCCAGAATACTTTCCTTGAGCCTCTTCCGATAATGAAACTGTATCAACATTCAAAATTTTTGATGATTGACTATATCCAGATTCTATAGATTCAGTTCTAATATATGGGTTAATTGTATATGTGGTGGATGGTGCATTATATGGACCATACTTATGATTTGGTGTCGCAACTCTGAATGAAATTAAATTATTACCACCAAATGTTCCTACAACGGTTTCCCCAACCACAAATGCTTTAGATGGATTTGATATTTCAATTAATTTTGGAATAAAGTCAACTCCACTATTTCCATCAAGAAACTGATAAAATTGTGTAGATGGTTTAATATTAGATGCAGAAAATTGAATATTTCTGGACCTCATAAATGATTCTTTAGATGAAGATATTAATACATTTCTTATAGTTGTATCAGTATTACTTGTAGTATCAAAACTTTCAGATGTAGAAACTCTAGAAGTAGTATTCGTAACAGTATTTGATGTTACAGTATTAGCAGCATTCGAGATGGTAACATTGGTTCTTCCATCTGGGGCTCGTCTCCTTACATCTGGCAATCTAACCGTAGTATTTGTTTGAATATTAATTGGTGTCAAAGTAACAGAAACATCGCTGGTCAAATTATTAATAAGTGTTCTACTAGAATGTAATGTTATATTAATGATTTTATTAGGAAGTCGAATTGTTCTAACCCAATTGTCAATTTCAGGACTCAACTTAATATCACCACTATAAACAATAACATTAAACGGATTCACATTTTCAACTGTCGTTGCAAAAGCTTGTTCTATCCATCCAATAGATTCATATTTTAAAGTTACTGCTTTTCCTGTTTTTACAACATTTGGGTCTAGTAACTTAAAATTCTCCGAAAAATCTAGATTCTCATCTGTAACTGCAGATTCGGGTGCAATTTGTGATTTAAGTGAATTTCTACTGGTAATAGGTGTTATTTCATTTGTAGCGGTATTGACCCTAATAGAAGATAATCCTCTGTTAATGAATGAGTAATTTTTAAAATCATCTACAAAAAATCCGCTCTTGAATCTATTATTACCATCAGCATCTTGAATTTGTAAAGTTTGAGTATTTACTTCAAGTAAAGACAGTGAAGTGACTCTCTCTAAGTTTTCTACTCTATCTTCAATTAAGCCAATATCTCTCATCGTATATCTTCTATTATCCTTTAATGTCACTACTGCATTTGCGGGATCGTAGAGATATGGGGGTAATTTAATAGTTGCAATTTCCATTACGGCATCATTTTTTTCTGGTGCCTTAGGAGTATTTGAGGAGATTCCCCTTTCAAGTATAAAGTTTTTATTCTTATCAAGATATAATTTATCAATTCTTGCTAAGTAATAATCATAACCGAGTAGTGAACTTTCATTTGATGATAAAATGCGTGTGGGTTCTAAAGTTCTTGATGAGAAATCGAATGGAGAAGAACTATTTGAGGTAAAAATTGAAACTCTTGGTCTAAAATCTAAAGTATCAGAAGATCTTACAGATCTTGGTCCAATGGAGGGAATGTCGTGTGTAAATCTGTCTTTATCGTAACTTAATACTGTAAATACATCACCACTATCATTAGAAGGAACTGAATAATAATCAAATACAACTAAAAGTTGTTTTGATGGTTCTGCAGTGTTCTTATTCCTAACAATTTTGGAATAGTCATAATATTGATCTTTCTGTCCTTTGTCAAGTCTATATGAATTGGTAATATCTTTATACTTTCCGGGAATTATGGATTCAATTTCTGTAGTTATATTTGATTCTTCGAATGTAACAGTTTCCAAATCTTGAAATCTTTCTGAATTTAAATATACTACACCAAGAATATTGGAAGATGGACTTGAGACGACTCTTGCGATAGCTTTACTATTATTTCCTAAAATATTTTCACCAATAATAGCATTTGTGGATACATTAGCACTAGCGCCAAATTGTATCTGATCTAAGGTAGGTGCAGAAGAATCAAATGACTCATAAATTGAAATAATTTTTACTACATCTGGGTAATTTAATGATATTTCCTCATCTTGAACTCTTAGTCCATAAAATTGATTGTATGTGAGACCATCCCCAATTGAAGAACTAATACCAGTTCCTGATTGTGGATACTTCGATCTTGCTACAGTTAAAGTTTTACTTTTATTATATGTTTTTACTTTGCTTTGAATTCCATTTTTAATTAATGTAGTATTTACAACAACATTTGACTGTGAAGCAGATAATCCACTAATAGTTACCGTATTTCCACTCAAAACAAATTGATCGGAAGTTACCGTACCAATCTCACCATTACTATAATGTACTGAGTATCTTTCTTCGTCAAATGATGTAAAAAATGCACTAGTAATACCAGAAACAGCTGACAAGTTAAATGTCAATACTCCATTAGAATCTGTAGTTTCTCCTGTTATTTGTTCAGAAATTGTTAGTAACGAATCTGAAAGATTTACTGAAGAAACATTAGGATCTGGTAATTGTGCATATAGGAATCCAGAATTCTCATTTCTTATTACTGGTGATCCAATGAAAATATTATTATAAGTTCCGTTTGTAACTGAACCAGAATATATTCCAGAAACTCCAGGAGTTGCAGCAATAGTTAATGAAGTACCTTCGGGAGAAACTGCTGTTATTCTATTAAATGACTCATCGCCAGTGGTAGTTTGATATCTAATAATTGAACCAACTTTTATACCAGTGAAAAATTTTCCAGGACTTACTACAGTATTTCCTCCGCTGATAG